CCACCCACAGTGTAGCGTTCGCTGATGATTCTATCTAGGTATTGGTAATCTCGGGTCCGATTGGGACGCCACATGGAAAGTCTTGGCATAGTGTTGTATTTATGGGCAGGTTGACCAATAATCGAGCAAGTGCTACAATAGCTGTATGAAAGTAGTCAAACTAAACCGCAGATTTCGCCAATTCCGAGAACACGGACACACTGTGGGCCTGAGATTTCCTAGCTACACCGAATCTGCACCATACGAAACAGCCACCAGGAAGAAATTGGGTGATGGCGGTTGGCAGCGCCATGATCTATGGTACAGTTACTTTGGGCATGGCCGGGTAGCTGGGTACCGCCCGTACTGGATCACATTCCGCAATGAAGCAGATGCTACTTTGGTAGTACTTTCTACTAACTTGACCAAAAATGGATAATCTGCTATAATTACTGATATGCTTAAAGGAGCCACCATGAAAACCGCTACTCAACCAGCTCGCGCCACTGTGCGTCCTCTGAATCCACGCAGTGCTGACACCAAATTCATGGGTGATGAACCTACTTGGCGTGTACAGCCTGTTTATGATCGTATTAGTCAAATGACCATAGCATTCAACTGGTACAATTATTTTTATGGCAAAAAGGATGCCAGGGACATGATTGTGAGCTATTTGGAAACTCACGGCCGCAAAGACGATGTGAGACTGCTACGTGGTGTGCCAGATTCTGCAATAACACTGACCACTGGCTGGTTGTGCAGAATGAGCCTGGTAGGGCTAGATCTAACTGAAGTAGAACAAGTGCGGCTGGACAACATGTTGGCAGAAGCGTTGGATAGCAAGCCTGCACCTGTAGCAGGAAAAACAGACACAGCACCTGCTAGACAAACAATTCAGGATCGCCTGCGAGAAAAACTTAGTGAATGTGCAGGCGAGCTAGAAGGATTGTTTGACGACTTTGTGGTGTCAGGTGCCAAGATGAGCGTAGACATCAAACCCATTACCATTATCCGTGGCAAAAATGTAGCACCACAAATGGTGAACGAAATTGCTGTGGAATGGAAACGCAAACTGATAGAATTTGAAACCGTAATTGGCGGCAAAGACGCCCAGTTGGCAGAAGGTTACAGCAACTTTAGCAAGATTCAAATGCGCGGCATTGTGAAGTTTTGCGAAGCAGTGGTCAACGACTGCGGCGCATACGTTCAGATCAAGAAAGTTGACCGCAAGCCACGCATGGCCAAGGCCATCAGCCCGGAAAAACGTGCAGCCAAGTTCAAGTTCCAGGCAGAAATTGCAGACCTCAAGATCAAAGGGCTTGCTCCTGCAAACCTGGTGGACAAGAGCGAAGCCTGGTTGTATGACAGCAAAAAACGCAAACTGATCCATGTGGTAGCAGACTCGCATGTGGGCACATTCACAATCAAGAGCAACAGCATCATTGGGTTTAGCACTGCGGAAAGTTTACAAAAGACTGTGCGTAAACCAGCTGACATTGTGAAGGCCATGCAGGCAGCAGGCAAGCCGGCTGCTAGAAAAATCTACAAAGATCTAACCACCACAGAGACACAGTTCAACGGTCGAGGAACTGAAAACCTGGTGGTGCTAAAGGCCTGGTAAATACCGGATGAATATTCCCCACAGGCCTGTGTTTAACAAAATAGAGGTCTACATCACCAATGTTTGCAATTTAACTTGTGAACAATGCAACCGATTTAACAATTTTGATTTCAAAGGCTGGCAACGCTGGAGTGATCATGCCGATCAGTATCACCAGTGGGCCAAGCTGATTGATCTAAAAGCAATCACAATACTGGGCGGCGAGCCCTTGTTGAATCCAGACATTGTGTCCTGGATACATGGCCTTAACGATGCGTTTGGGATTGGCGTACAAATTTTAACCAATGGCACCCGCCTGAATCAAGTCAAAGGCCTGTATGATGCTATTGCCCATGCTCGTCCTAGGGACGGTATAAAAAACACAATTGCTGTCAGCCTGCACAATCTAGATGACCTAGAGATTCTCCAACAGAACATCCATGAGTTCCTGAGCGGCCCAGTAAAACAAAACACTCACAATCCGGAATTATGGGGATCAGATTATCAGTATTCTGACAAGAATGGCGTGTACATAAACGTCTACTATCAAAACAGATTTGACACATCAACAATACAAATATCTCCAGACGGCCGGTACACCTTGTTTGATAGCAATCCAGCACAGGCACACAGTGCTTGCACATATGTACTTTACAAATCCTATCATTTTATAAGAGGAAAATTGTACAAGTGCGGCCCTGCCGCTCTGTTGCCTGAGTTTGATCAACAACACCGTCTGGATATCAGTGACCAAGATCGAGAACTACTAAATTCATACCGTCCCTTGACAGTGGATAACTTTGATGAATATCATGAAGAATTCCTGACAACTCTAGAAAATCCAATTGCACAGTGCAAGTTTTGCCCTGTGAGCAAAAAATCTTTTATGATCGCTCCCATGCGCAAAGGATCAAAATGACAGTGTTCCAAGATAAATTTTATCAGATATTTGATGGTGAAATTTTTGAAAAAAGTCTTTATCTGGAACATGAACACACCCTAGCAGATTTTTTCTCCAGTATGCTCACAATGCTTGGATACACCACACATGAGGTTGAACGACGAATATGGAAACGCAACAATACAACTGTTGTGGTGCGACTAGCAGATGATTTTAATTATTCCAGCCACAACAGAGTAGGACACCAAAATCAATGGTTTGACCCTGGCACTGTTGTGATCACTGACAACCAGATCACTGGTGATACATTGTATTGTGTGCATCAATTGCCAAAAAGTTACTTTGGTATTTTTTCATATGTGCCAGAACTTCAAAATTTCATTCCTTACCGTGATTTACATTTTAGTGTAAATCGCATAGACAATCCGCGAGAGCTGTTGTTGTTGGAGTTTTTAAAACAAAGCAATGGTAGCCATTACATAAATTTTAACGCCTGGGATCAGTCTGATCCAAGTGATACTGTGCAAGATTGCTCAAATAATTTTTTAAAATACTGGAAAAATCTAGCCGACAGGCATCCTCGATTCAATAAACTTGCTCTGACCACAGCTGGTAGATTACCTCTTAGAAATCACAACATGTCTCTTGAGCAAGTGCAGTTACATGCTTATGTAAACATGGTGATTGAAAGTTATTCAGGCGATGCTACAATTACTTTTAGTGAAAAAATTTTTAGAGCACTATGCACTCCTGTGCCCTGGACCGTATATGCTTGTACAGGAGCAGTTGATTACCTAAAAACACTTGGATTTGATGTGCTAGAAGACCTGGTTGATCACAGTTACAATCAGCTACCGCACATATATCCTGATGCCATTGAAAAAATACAAGCATTTATCATGGCCAGTACTACTCACGCTGCCAAACTAAAAACCATGAATCTTGAGGCCTTGCAAACAAGATGTAGTCAAGCAGCCACCCACAATCAAAAACTGTTGGCCACTATGCGTTTGAGTTGGCCAACTGATTTTGCCAGTTGGTTGCCGTCAGTGATTGCAGACCTTGCTTCTCGGTAAATACAGCAACGGAGTTCCTTATGTCAGAAAATACACTGCCCGAGCTAAAACAAAATCTAATAGAATATTGTAAGTTGATGCTGGGCGATCAGATCATTGATCTTGAGCTGGACCCTGCCCACTACGAAGCAGCATATCAACGCACCATTGGCGTGTATCGTCAACGAGCCAACTATGCCTATGAAGAAGCCTACATCTTCATGGAACTGATTCGGGACATGAACATCTATACTCTACCCCAAGAAGTTGTGAGTGTACGTCAGATATTCCGTCGAACCTTTGGCGACTCCAGCGGCCCGTTTGCATCAAACTTTGATCCGTTTTCACAGGCCAGCATGAATGTGTACTTGATGAACTTCAACGTCAGCGGCGGCCTGGCCACCTATGACTTTTACACACAGTATGTGGAACTGGCCGCACGTATGTTTGGCGGCTACATGAACTATACCTGGAACCCAGTGACCAAAAAACTGCAACTGATCAGAGATCCCAAAGGCTCTGGTGAGAATGTGTTGATATGGGTATATCAACTCAAGCCCGAAGTAAACCTGTTGCAAGACTATCAAATTCAACAATGGATCAAAGACTACATGACTGCTGTTTGCAAAATGATCATTGGTGAAGCCCGTGAAAAATTTGCCACAATTGCCGGCCCACAAGGTGGCGGCAGCTTGAACGGTGCAGCAATGAAGTCAGAAGCACAAGCTCAAATGGATGCCAAAATACTAGAATTAACCAACTATGTAGACGGCAGTCAACCAATCACCTGGGTCATCGGCTAAACTATCTCTTGTGGCATAAGCCACGTTGTGTTATACTTGCAGTATGGCCGATTTAATGATAGACATCGAAGGACTGGGTACAGGCCCAGATACCACAATCCTGACTATTGCAGCTCAGAGCTTTGACCCGCTGGGCTCCGGCTATCACGCACGGCATTACTATGCCAGGATTGATCTAGAAAGTCAAGAGGCTCGTAGCATCCAACAAGGTACCATAGACTGGTGGGCCACCCAACCAGCAGCAGCCCGGGACGAAGCATTCAACGAACAAGACCGTATTCCTCTGGATCAGGCCCTGGACGAATTGGCCAAGTTTATCTGGCAAAGCCGATTGATCTGGGCCAATGGTCCCACCTATGACATGAACATAATTGAGCATGCCTACAAGAGCTACAACAAGCCCATCCCGTGGCAGTTCTACGTGGTTCGTGACAGTCGCACCATATATAGTTTGTGGCCCGAGCTACCCCGGCCTGCTACCAGCCATCATGCACTAGAGGATTGCCGCCGTCAAATTGACATGCTGCAAGCCACGCTAAAACATCTCAACGTAAAGGAACTAAAATGATCATAGGAGTTGTGGGATTTATTTCAAGTGGCAAAGACACCATTGCAGATTATCTTGTTAACATACATCAATTCCGTAGAGAAAGTTTTGCCAACACTCTCAAAGACGCTGTGAGTCATGTGTTTGGTTGGGACAGAGAACTGCTGGAAGGTCGCACAAAACAAGCCCGTGAGTGGCGTGAACAAGTGGATCCCTGGTGGAGTGAACGTTTAAAAATGCCCAAACTAACCCCACGCTGGGTGCTGCAATACTGGGGCACAGAAGTTTGCCGACAAGGGTTTCACGACGATATCTGGATTGCTAGCCTGGAAAACAAACTGCGCAACTCAACCGATGACCTTGTGATCAGCGACTGCAGGTTTCCCAATGAAATTAAGTCGATCAAATCAGCGGGTGGCATGGTGGTACGAGTGACCCGCGGTCCTGAACCTGCATGGTATGATGCAGCAAT